GTTTCACGGGCAACGCCTGCTTTTCGTGCGATTTCATCCTGAGTAAATCCGGCATGATCGGATGGGACCGAGCGAAGCATTTGTTTGAGCCTCGCATCGGTCGCCATCTTACGAACGGAGTTATTCTGTCGCCTCTCCTTCTTCATCCACAGTCACCCATTTATCGATGAAATACTTTGGCAGTCCCGCCTCGGACACATGGAGATCATTCTCGTCAGGCTCATGTCCCTTCCTTGAAATATGAACGATCTGTGTTAGGATTTCATGCCTGTGGCCTAGTCGCTTGATCGCCCAAGCCTCATTGGGAAATCGAATGTCATCAAATATGATCAGACGCTTACCCAGGTGATCCTCTGCCTTTCGCATGGCAATATCGACCCATAGATTTGGGTAAATAGTTTCCCTACCGAAGGAGGTTCCCAACTCCTGAAGCATCCGCCTGACAGTTATTCCATCGGGGAAGCCTGGTATCGGTTCCTCCTTTTTTTCCAGCCAAGCGGGATGCGGTAGGATTACCTTGAGCATCTCTTTTATTGGGGTGGCGAATGACAGGATGGCGGCTCCCTCAAATGATTTGGCGTAGGTGCTTTTACCCACTCCCTTGGGCCCGCAAAGACCGATTATTTTAGGTGCTGGGTAGGTCATAGAATCGCCAGTGCAAAGGATAGAACTGTGTAGGCGAAGGCGATGATCGCTAGGCCGAATAGGATGTAATGTATTGGGTGTAATTTCATCAGTAGTGGGTTTTGATCTCTCCTTCTGCCGCCAGGGGGAGTCCCTGGTAGTTCGGAGATTCTTGGGTTAGTAGTTGTAAAAGTAAGTCCAGTGCCGCCTGTCCCTCGTCCACGCCTACCTCGAGGCAGATTGAATCGTGGACATGGAGACAGACGGGCAAGCCGGCGGCCTCTATTCGGATGAGGGCATCGGCGAATATGGATCGTGCGGTTGCCTGAACGATATTTTGAAAGAGTCTAGCCCCGTAGATTTTGACCGGCTCATATCCTCGGGTAGTCGAGGCATAGAGATCCCCGTCCTTTTCGTGGGCATTGAAGTAGCGGACGGGTACACCGCATCGTGTTTCAAATGTGATACACTCAGGAGTCTCCTTCATCCATTCTCGGAATTGGTCCTCCATTTTGGACCAAGCGAGCATGACATCAGGATTCTGTGCTCGGTAGAGGAGCACCTGTTCTTTCGCCTGTGACTCGGTCATGTTCACCCCGTAGCTTTTTGCTACCTCGACAAACTTTGCCGGTCCACATCCATAGCCCAATCCCAGCAGTCTCGCCTTGCACAGCTTTCTCATCTCAGGGGCAAGCTCGGCCATCGGTTCATCCTCTTTATATAGTTTGGATGCCCGACCATGTGCCTCGTAGATATCGATTCCTCCCCTGACTAGGCCGAGGAAATCGACATCGCCTACCAGGTACGCAATCACGCGAGGTTCGATCTGTGATAAGTCTGCCGATACTAAGACCCGACCGGCGGGAGCCTTGAGGCATTGTCTTGCGGAGATGTCACCGATTCCATCATTAGGGATGGCCTGGAAGTTGATGACACCTCCACCGCTCCATCGTTTCGTATGAGGAGCACCGCAGTATTTCAAACGGGTAGGAACCCGCCGGTCGGATCGTTGACCCATCAGTAGTTTTTCGAATGTTTGGTTGGCTAAGTTAGCCTGTCTCCATTCAGTTGTTTGTTTCGGAGTTTCCTCTAAAATTTTATCTGTCTTATCGAGGAACTGCTGACAGAGTGGACCATCAATCGCCAATCCTCTTGAAGCGATTCGGCGGGTCAGGGATGATAGTAATCTCTCCTTTTCGGGGAAACCGACATCCAGTTCCTGATATACACGCAAACAGGCTCGGCTGTCTTCCAAGGCATAGTTTACAAAACTAGAATTGGATTGAATTTCTGTAACCGATAAGCCTGCCATCTGTTCGCGGGCATCTTTGGATAATTCCTCATTGAAAAGTTCCTTGACCACACCGGCAAGGGATCGGGGTAGCTGGTGATACGATGCCATGTCGGCGGTGCATATCCAATCAGCAGGCATAAACTCGGGCATCTGCCCTTTGAAGATGGCGGCCCTTGCACAGACCGAATCAAACTCAGCATTATGGGAGATAAGGGTATGTCCATTCAATCGCTCGACCGGCAACTTCTGTGGCTCCCCTACCCATTCAAATCCATCCTCCGTTACAATGGATACCAGGGTGACTCGGAAGTCAGGATGCTTCACATATCGGTCGAGTCCGATCTTGGCGACTGAGTAACGCTTGGTCCAATAGGTTTCTAGATCGAAAGCGACAATCATGTAACCTCCCTTAGAAGTGTCTGTGCGGACAGGATCGCATTCTCGAGGTGAGGATAAGTGGTCTCGGGAAGATCCCTATCGATCTTTACCCGCCAGGCATACTCCTCATGGTCTAGCCAAATGTCCGCCTGTCTCGCTCCCACTTTGACGATTATCTTCTCTCCTCGGGGTAGACCTATACCCATTTTATATTCGATATTCATTGCGTACAGAATGGACACGGGCCATGCCCAGGTTCAGGAGCATTAATGCAACGGATATTCTGTTGGTTCCTCGCACATCCAACCAGTGCGATCAGTGCTATTATTATTATTGCTTTCATAAGTGTAAAAAGAGCAACCCTAGCCCACCGAGTGTCGTGGAGGTATCCCTCGTTTTCCTATCGCCTTGCGGCCCAAAACTAGGGTTGCTCTAAAAGTCATTTGTCTAATACCTTTCCAATCTGTTTCCCTATCCACTCAGCCACATTGACAGTGACTGCGTTACCCATCGCCTTGTAGCGTGGACCATCTGCCTGTTTGACCACCTTGCCGGTTGCCTTCCACTCGTTCCCCTCAAGGATCAGTTCCATCTTTTCCGATGTCCAATTATCGGGGAATCCCTGTAGGCGTTCGCATTCGATTGGAGTGAGTCGGCGGACTGTTAGGTTTTCTCGGACTCCCATTTGCAGATTGCTCGACTCCGAGTTCATCTGACAATTTATCGTCCCACTTATATCACCCTCCCATGCCGCCTTGTTTGATCGGTCGGATGCGGTAAATGCCACCCCCACGCCTTCCCCGCCTTGCTGGCTACGCAGAGTTACCGATACATCCTCGGAAGCCTTGGGGGTTGTGTCTCCGTTCCATGAGACGACTGAAGGTTCTTGGGCGATTAAATCGGTTGCATCCTTATAGTCTCTAGACTTCATGCAACTCGCAGTCTCATCATCTTGATATTCTCCGAATGCAGTCATTCGGTAGCCTCGGCCACCCTCTCCAACGCCTTTTGTAGCATCTCCGGCAGTTCCTTTCCCCGCTTCTCGGCTCGGCGGAGGATGCCCTGACACGCCTTCGGAGAAAGCGAGTATTTCGGATGTGGATTCGCCTCCAAAATCTGCGACAAGGAACACACGCTTGCGTCTTTGCGGTACTCCGAAGAATTGAGAATCCAATACTGACCATCCGACTTCACTCGCCCCGATGTTGTGTAACTCTCGGATGCACCTCGCAAAGTCGTAACCATCTCCGCTAGAGAGCAATCCTTTGACATTCTCAGCAACTGCGATGAACCTACCTCCGCCAGCTCCTCCTCTCCGAATAGCTCGCTCTGCGAGTTGTTTAATAATGCGACATGCTTCATAGAATAGTCCTGATCGTTTTCCATCTAATCCCTCTCTTTTACCGGCCACGCTCAAGTCCTGGCATGGAAATCCGTATGTTATAAAATCCGCATCGGGCAGATCATCCGCCGATACTTTTGATACATCGCAGAACAGGGGAACATTCGGCCAGCGATGTTTTAATACACCCGCCGCATTCTTGTCCCATTCCACTTGGGCAACGCATTCATGCCCCGCCTGTTCAAGTCCTTTGTCGAATCCGCCAACCCCGGCGAATAAACTAATAAACTTACCCATGCCTCCTCCTCCTATTCTTAAATTCAAACTCTCGAGATGCAGGCATCACCCTCGGATCATTCGTCCGATACTTCCGCCCGTGCTCATCGATACTGAGCCGGTTCTGCGACCAA